AGCGAAGCGGACCAGGCCCTGGGCCCATTGTCGTGCGGATGCGAGGCTGTAGCTGACACCGCCGGCCGGCCGGTGTCAGCGCGAAGCGCTGTATGCGGCAAGCATATCTATAAATACCCCCCTTGAGAATGGAAATCATAACACGATGCCCGCTTTTAGGAAAAGGACCTATGCGTCTGCGTTCCGGCCGAGTGGTCGGATGCGCAAACGTACAAGGTTTGCCAAGAGGAAATTTACAAGGAAAGGAGGAAGGAAGACTATCGATTTCACTAGTCTTAATACAAGAGGTCACGCAGTTGGTTTCAGAGGAAAGAAGACTTCAAGGAGGACTTTTAATAAGCATATTTGGAACTCTACTATTTTTAAGCCTCATTATAGGAGTTGTCTTACAACTATAACGCCATTAACTACGCCACCTGCTCCAACCGATGGAACTATACAATTTTTCAATATGTACCAGTTTGGAGGAGTTGGTTTTGCTACTGCTGCTGGTGGTGCCAGAGAAATTGATGCTGGAGCTGGTGTCCCAACGTTTGAAGAGTCGTCGTTCGTGCTCAGAGGAGGAAGATTTGAATTAACCATTGTTAATATGTCAGCTACAGAAATTAGAGTTAAGTTATGGAGGATAACGACAGGTAACAATCCAGATTTTAGTGTCGTGCCTGGTACGGAAGATAGTGCATGGGATCCATCTGTCACGCCGGATTTCTATAATCAAGTAGGTAAACCGTTTATGTCAAGAGAAGTAATCATACAAGGAAACGACGAGTATACTTTTTCAACAAGGTTCAAGACACAGAAGATTGATGGTGAAGCATATGCGAATAATGCTAGGTCGCCTTATATTTGTATATTAGTTAGCAACTTCCAGGAAACTGGAGAGTCGGAATTCAATTGTGTAACGTCCTATAATTTAAGTTTTACGGGTGATGCTATTTAATTGTAATGTCAACTATGTAACGTGTACGCTACTATGATCAATAAAGAAAAGGTTGCGTGTAAGCAGGGCAGGGGGGTTAGTATTACCCCCCCTGCCCTACCGCCCCATCGTAGGGCTATATAACGACTTGTTGTTTCATTGCATTTCATTCATCCATGCCTACTCCTGCATATCTTCATTGGTGTTTTACACTCAATAATTATGTCGAAGAGGAAGATGTGCCCCGCATCACAGCTTGGTGCGAAGAAGCAGCAAAATACTGGATCATCGGTCGAGAAACCGGTGAATCTGGAACCCCTCATCTGCAAGGATACGTCTCGCTACGAAGACGGGGTACTTTCAATTATGTTTCAGGTAAGCTCTCATCTCGGGCGCATATCACGCGCGCAGCAGGTACTGCTCGACAAAATCGAGCATATTGCAGCAAAGATGGAAACTTTGTCGAAGGAGGTGAAATCAATGAAGGGAGAGTCAGAAGAGATAAAGATGCCGTCGGAAGATCATTCATGGCTGCCGTCAAACTCGGAGATTCAGGAGTGGTTGAATTCGCCGATTCCGAGCCCGGAACGTGGATACACCATGGATCTAACATGCTCAGAAACGCCCTTCAGCTTTACCCCACTATTGAACGAGCTGACATCTCCGTTCGATGGATCTATGGAGCTCCAGGAGTGGGAAAAAGTAGATTGGCCCATGCCACTCTCCCAAATGCCTATGTCAAAGAACCAAGAACAAAATGGTGGAATGGGTACCTCTGTCAAGAAGAAGTCATCATAGATGATTTTGGTCCTAATGGTATTGATATTAATCATCTTCTTAGATGGTTTGATCGATACAAGTGTTTAGTAGAAACAAAAGGAGGAATGGTCGCTCTATATGCGAAAACATTCATTGTAACTTCAAATTTCCATCCTAGGGAAATATTCAAGTTTGGTGATGAGGTTAATCCTCAGTTACCTGCACTTGAACGCAGGATTGTATTGGAAGAAATGTAATAGCGTGCGTAGCACGCACCCATATTATCAATAAAGAAATATTTTATATCAAAGAGAGAATGAATTTATGAAAACTGGTCGGCGCTTCGCGTCTCGCATCGCGGTGGGACCAGGCCGGGTAGCGAAGCGGACCAGGCCCTGGGCCCATTGTCGTGCGGATGCGAGGCTGTAGCTGACACCGCCGGCCGGCCGGTGTCAGCGCGAAGCGCTG